CGAACCTGCCGGGGATCGCCGAAACGACCGGCGGGGGCGAGTCCGTCACGGTCGGCGACACGTCGACGGCCCCGGCCCGGCCTGCTGGGCTGACCAACACGGCCAAGTCGGTGATCGACGAGGTCGTGCTGAATTACCGGGTCGATCTCAACCGGTACCGGAAGCTGAGGTGGTGACGATGAACCTTACGCGGCACCGCCGAGCGATCGAGCGGCTGTACACGGACCGAGCGACGATATACCGGTACCAGCCGGTGAAAGATCCGGAAACGAAAACGACGAAGCTCGTCCCGCAGCCGGTTTATACGGATCAACCCTGCCGGATCTCGCAGCGCGCACTGGCGACGAATAACCAGACCGAAGCGCAGAATGAAATCCGGTATGAAACGAAGCTGTTCATCGCGCCGGAGGTGGAGATCCGGCAGGGGGATTTGATTGAGGTTACACGCGGCACGGTGACGCGTCGGTATACTGCCGGTGAGCCGTTCCCGTATTCGACGCATCAGGAAGTGTCGATCCAGCGCGAGGAGTGGGCGTGATGAATGATCTGCTCGAACGTCGTTCTGTGCGGGACGAAATTACGATCACGATCCATTTTGTGGACGGGAACTTATTCGTCCAGCCGCTGCCGATCGACCAGGCTGATGCCGTGCAGGAATTTATGGACTGGTTTCGGGATCCCGGGAAACACAAAGTTTGGGCTTGGCATGTGGTGGCCGAGCAGAAAATCCACATGTTGAACCATGCACACATAATGGGCGTGGACATTGAAGGGTACATCGAACCGGAAGGCCGGCCGTCTCGGTGGTACGAACGTTTGGCTGATCGGATTCGGTTGAGGTGGCTCTGATGTCCAAGTGGGGTAAGTTCGACTTCTCCGAATTCGAGCGGCTGGCCAAGACGTTCAAGAAGGCGCTGGACGAGCGTGTCATCGAACGGTTCATTCAGGACTTCCTGCTTGAGATGGCCTACCGCGCTGAAAGGAAAATCAAAAAGCGGACACCGGTCGATACTGGTGAGCTTCGCCGGAATTGGAAGGTCGGCCGGGTCGAGCGCCGGGGCGATGCGTACCAGGTCGAAATTTACAACAATACGCACTATGCCCAGTTCGTTGAGTACGGCCATCGGACCGGGAAAGACCTCACGAAGTGGGTCGAGGGTCGTTTCATGATGACCATCTCCATGCAGGAAATTGAGCGCGAATTGCCGCGCTACCTGGAAAAGCGCGTGACGCGGCTGCTCAACGATCTCATGAACGGCCGGCCGCCGAGGAAGGGGTGATCTCCAGTGCAGGTGACGATCAACGACGTCCGCTATGCCGTCCATGCCGCGCTTGACGCCGCGTACCCGGACATCCCGATCCACGACGAGGAAATTCCGCAGAGGCTCAATCCGCCGTGCTTTTTTGTCCGTCTGCTGGAGCCCGAACACGTGCAAGAGCTCGGCCGGCGGTTCCTCCGGTACCACCCGTTCGTGGTTCGGTATTTCGCCCAAGACCGGTCCAACACCGCCATGTACGAGATGGCGGAGCAGCTGACGAAGGCGCTTCAGCAGATCCAGGTGGCCGGCCGCCCGGTCCGCGGGACGGGAATGCGGTTTGAGATCGTGGACGACGTGCTGCACTTTTTCGTGAACTATGATTTCCACGTCTGGGCGCCGCGGCCGGATGATCTGGCGATGGGTAGCCTGGACGTGCAGGAGGGGTTGAAGTGAAGAAGTCCGAAACAGCAGAAGCCGCCGCGCCCGCCTACACCAAGGCGCAATTTTTGGTGTCGAAGCAATTTACCGCCGTCCAGAAAGACGTGCTGCGCGCGCTCATGAAGGACGGCGAGACCTACACCGTCGAGCAGGCGCAAAAGCTGATCGACGATTACGCGAAAAGGAAGGTGACATAACCGATGGCAGGTGGCACGTGGACGACTCAAAACAAGGTGCGCACCGGCGTGTACATCAATTTCCGAACCGAGCAGCAGGCGCTTGGGACGCTGGGTGAGCGCGGCATCGTCAGCCTGCCGCTGGCGCTCTCGTGGGGCCCGGCAAAGCAGGTAATCACGGTCGAGGCCGGCGCGGACACGTTCGAGGTGCTCGGCTATCCGATCACGGCGCCGCAGCTGCTGTTGGTCCGGGAGGCGCTGAAACGGGCCGGGACGCTGCTCCTGTACCGGCTCAATACCGGCACGCAGGCATCGGCTACAGTCGGCGGTCTGACCGTGACGGCGAAGTACGGCGGCGCCCGCGGCAACGACATCAGCGTCATCATCCAGGCGAACATCGACGACCCGGCCAAGTTCGACGTGAAGACGCTCGTCGCAGGCGCGGAAGTCAATTCGCAAACCGTCGCCACGCTCGACGAGCTGCAGCCGAATGCGTGGGTCAACTTCACCGGAACCGGCGAGGTCACGCCGACGGCCGGCACGCCGCTGACGGGCGGTGCAGACGGCACCGTAACGGCGCAGGACTACCTCGATTATCTGGCTGCGATCGAGGTCCACGACTTCCAGACGATCGGCCTCACGGCGACGGATACGGCGACGAAAGAAGTGTTCGTTTCGTTCTGCCGCCGGCTCCGGGAGGATGAAGGCAAGAAGATTCAGGTCGTCATGGAGAACTACCCGGAAGCCGACTACGAGGGCGTTATCTCGGTGAAGAACGGCGTCGTGTTGGCCGATGGGACGACGCTCACAGCGGCGCAGGCGGTCGCGTGGGTGGCCGGGGCGACGGCCGGGGCGGCCGCGAACCAGTCGCTGACCTACCAGGCGTATGACGGCGCTGTCGATGTCGCGCCGCGGTACACGAACAGCCAGATCATCGCGGCGCTCCAGAACGGCGAATTCGTATTCATCCCGATGGACGGCCGCGCGGTGGTGGAGCAGGACATCAACACCCTGCATACGTTCACGTCGACGAAGGGGCGTCAGTTCTCCAAGAACCGCGTTCTGCGGGTCTTGGACGGCCTGGCCAACGACTACAAGCGGGTCTTCTCACAGTCGTACATCGGCAAGGTACCGAACAACGACGACGGGCGCGCGCTGTTTAAATCGGAGATCATCAACATCACGAACCAGTACGCGAACATCGGCGCCGTCCAGAATTTCGACCCGCAGGCCGATCTGGACGTGCAGCCCGGTGCGGATTCGGACGCTGTCGTCGTGAATCAGTGGGTCCAGCCGGTCGATTCGATCGAGAAAATTTACATGACCGTGACGGTGAGGTGATAGCGGATGCCGTTCATGCGCGAGCAAGATGCCATCAGCGGCAAGATGGCGAAGGCGTATATCACGATCAACGGCCGCGTGGAAGAGCTCTTCTACGCCAAGTCCATCGAGGCCACGATCGAGAAAAACAAAGTCGACGTGCCGGTACTCGGCCGGACGAATACGCCTCAGGTTTCGTCCGGTTGGAGCGGCAGCGGTACGCTGACCGTGTATTACGTAACGTCGCTGTTTCGCCAGCTGATGCAGGAGTACGTGAAAACCGGCCGGGATTTCTGGTTCGATCTCATGATTGTGAACGAAGACCCGCAGTCTTCGGCCGGCCGGCAGCGAGTGGTGCTGAAAGGCTGCAACCTGGACAGCGTGTCGGCGGCGCAGTTCGACGCCACCAGCGATGACCGGCTGGAAGAAGAGTTGCCGTTTACGTTCAGCGATTACGAAATTTTGGAAAGCTTTAACACCATCACGGGCGCCTGATCTTCGGGCGCCCTATTTTCAGGAGGGTGAATTATGAGCACTTTGCAGGAATTCCTGAACGCGCATCCGATCGACGGGCTGACCGATGAGGTAGTCGTCTCTAACCGGTTCCGCGGCCCGAACGGCGAGGTGCTGAAATTCCGGATTAAAGCCATGACCAACCAGACGTTCGATGATCTTCGCAAACGGTATACGCGAATTGGGAAAGGCCGCAAGGTCGAATTCGACGCGCAGGGGTTCAACAATGCCGTTGTCATCGAGCACACGCTGGACCCGAACTTCAAAGATGTGGAAAGCATCAAAAAGCTCGGATGCGCCACGCCGGAGGAGTATCTGAGCCGGGTCCTGCTTCCTGGGGAGGTCGCGACGCTTGCGCAAAAGATTTCTGAGCTCAGCGGCTTCGACGTGGAAATGGAGGAGCTCGTCGAAGAGGCAAAAAACTGATCCGGGAGGGCGACGCGGAGGCCAATTACGCGTATTACGCTCTCCACAAACTGCGAATCCTCCCGGGGCAGTTTGTGAATTTGCCCCGGGAGGAAAAAGCGTTTGTCATGGCATGCATCGACATTCGGATTGAAGCCGAGCGGAGAGAAGCTGCGAAGGCAGAGCGAAAACCGAAACGGAAATAGCCCTTCCCGCGTACATCGTGGTAAAATGTTGCAAAAGAGATGTGCAGCGGGAGGGCTATCTGTGTTTTATCTATTCATGTTCCTGTTTTTTGCAGCAATTATTGTATTGCTGGTATCCCTTATAATATTTGTGTTGTCAAAATCCAAGCGGAAACGGCAAAAGAAAGTGATGCTTGCATCATTTATGGTTGGGGTTTCGTCACTGATAATCGGACTCATAATTGGTTCGCCTGAGCCAGAACCTGTTATGAACGAAACAATAATTGATGTAACGCAATTTAGTAAAATTTCTCCTGACGAACTGGTGAAAATCCTGGGAGAGCCAAAAGAAAAAGAAAACTGGCAATTTGATAATGGCATAAAGAAATTTGATACAACCACTTACAAATATTGTGATGGAAATTGTGAATTTCACATTATTGACGGGAAAGTAGTCAGGTTTAATTATTTAACTCCCGAAGATGCAACGAACACAGCTAAATTGCTTAGGAAATTTGGCCTTAATTATAGTGACTTGGAGATATACAATAATACGGGAACAGCATTTAGGTATCGCAGTAAAATTGATGGAATAGATGATGTATATATTCTAACAGATGAGAAAAAAACATCGCTGGTGCGAGTCACCTACGATATGACATATTTTCAGTGAGCCTGTTAAAAGGCTCATTTTTATTTTGAGGTGAAACTGATGGCTACGATTTCCTCCACGCTCAAAATGATGGACGCTATGTCCGGTCCGCTCAAATCAATCATGACCAGCATGAATCTGGTAATTCGAACGTTCGAACAAATGCAAAACGTTACTGAACGAAATACAAATGTAGACCGCATGTTGGCAGCGGCAAAAAAGGAAATCGCCTCGGCTGAAGCAGAAATCCGCAGACAGATTGATCAGGCGGATCAAGCACAAAAACGGTTCAATCAGTCAATGAAACAAGGAGAAAAAGGAGCTAGGGGACTACTCAATTCGATCAAAGGTATCGCGGCAACCTATCTGTCTTTGCAAGGTGCACGGGCTGTTGCCAATATCAGTGATGAATATGTGAATACGTTGGCAAGGCTTGATCTAATCAATGACGGGTTACAAACAACTGCTCAACTGCAAGAAAAAATTTTTGCGGCCGCTGACCGGGCTCGGGGCTCCTACTCGGATATGGCCGGTGTGATCGGGCGCCTCGGGATTTTGGCAAAACATGCTTTTCAAAGCAATGACGAACTAATCGCTTTTGCTGAGCTCATGCAAAAATCGTTCCGGGTGGGCGGCGCCTCCACGATGGAACAGCAGGCTGGTATGTACCAGCTGTCGCAGGCTATGGCCGCGGGCCGGCTGCAAGGGGATGAGTTCCGGTCGATCATGGAAAATGCCCCGATGCTTGCCCAGGCGATTGCTCGTTTTACCGGAAAATCCGTTGGCGAGCTCAAAGAGATGTCTGCTGAGGGGACAATCACGGCGGACATCATTAAAGGAGCAATGTTTTCGGCAGCAGATGAGATCAATCGTAAATTCGAAATGATGCCTCGTACGTTTGGAGATATCATGAACACAATGAAAAATCGAGCGATTCAGGCATTCGGACCAGCAATCCAACGCATCAGCCAAATGCTCAACGACCCGAAGATGGCCGCCGGCATCGAAGGAGCAGGTAAAGCGATTGCTGCTGCGACCGTGGCTGCAGTTTGGTTGCTGAACGTGGTTGGCACAATCACCAATTTTATTACTACAAATTGGCCGACGATCGGTCCAATCATTTGGGGAATCGCAACTGTAATGGGGATTTGGGCCCTTCGGGCTTTGGCTGTCGCGGCCGCACAAGGTATTGTTACCCTAGCCTTAGGAAAAGGGACAATTGCTATTTTTGCTCAAACTCTTGCAACGAAAGGACTGGCCGCTGCTTGGCATGCGCTGAACACTGCACAGAAAGCGAACATCTTTATCTTCCTGATTTCGCTGATCGTCGGGTTGATTGTGTGGCTGGTAAAGTTGTGGCAGACGAATGACCAATTCGCAGCTGCCCTCATGCGTGCTTGGAACACTATTTTGAACTTTTTCGATTACATCCCGGGATATTTTTGGATGTTTGTGGAGTGGCTGCTTGAGCCTTTTGTAGCGTGGGCTGAAAAAGTAGGAAAAATATACGACACCGTGATAAACGGAATCATCAAAGGGATTAACAAGGTTCTGGAACTTGTCAATAAGGTTACTGGCTCGTCGTATGAACTTGAAGCCACGTTTAGCATGGAGAATGTGATGAAGGGCATCCAGGATTTTGCCGAGGGGAAAAAGACGGCTGCGTTTGAAAATGCAGCTCGGAGAGCTGCCGAACGCGAACAAAAGGTCGTTGATTTCCTTGAAGCTCGCGCCGCTAAGCGCGCCCAAAAGGAAGCTGAGAGAGCGGTGCAAACGGCTGCCGGCTTCGATTTCTCCAAGTGGCAGACCAAACCCAATATTGGCAAAGTAGACGAAGTCGGCAAAATCCGCGACACCGTGGACATCAGCAGCGAGGACCTTAAAATGATGCGCGAACTGGCAGAGATGAAGAGCATTCAGAACTTCGTATCGCTGCGGCCGTCGGTCCGGGTGCAGACCGGACCGATCAGTAAAGACGTGGATATCGACACGGTGATCGCACGGATTGAGGAGGCGCTGACCGAGCAGATCGCTTCTTCGGCAAAGGGGGTGTTTAGACTTGTCTGAGGCCATCGTCAATAGTATCACTGAAAGATTACGTGAAAAGATCATCCGCTCTACGAAGGTCATTTGCGAGCAAAAGGGTGATCGGTTTATTGGAACCGTAAAAATAGATGGCAGTATAGTCACTGCCATCAATGAAGCAACTGATGAATTAAAACGGTTGGTCGAATAAAAAATACGGGGCGCGAGAGTGGTCATCTACCAAACTTTTTGAAGGTTTTTTCCAGTTTATTCAGTGTCCTATTAAACTCTCCCAGTACCTTGTCAACGTCTGAGAGAGTTTTCTTCGTCGTCTCGTCGTGGTTCAATTGAATGTCCACTTGACAATGCGGACATTTTACGATGCTTCCATCATTGATGATTTCTTCGAATTTGACTTTGAAGTTCGATTGGCATTGAGGGCAATCAATATCGATTTCCTCGCCACCGAATAATGATTCAAGATCGATTTTGGGCATAAGCACCAAGCCTTTCTTTTTCGCGCCCCGTCATTTACAAAATTCTGTAGGAAAGTTTTATTTACCTGCCAGGTAGGTGGTTTTATGACCAAACACTACGGCATCTGGCTGTCATGGAACAACCAGGAGGAAGGGTTTGAGCTGCCCGTCCTGCCCAGCGAGATCGGCCCGGCCATTCGCGGGGACGGCGCCGGGCATGATGTGGCTGGCCTCGGTAAAATCAACGTCATCAAGGACCGGGACCTGGCCGAGTACACGATCGAGAGCATTTTCCCCGGGCAGCCTTATCCGTTCATTACGGCGTCGATCGTGCTGGAGCCGCGGGCATATATCGATTACATCATGAAATGGTGGGAGTCGAAACGCCCGATCCGGTTCACAGCCGTGACCGCCACTATGGAGATCAACACACCGGCCAGTATCGAAGGTTTTGAGTGGAAGGAAGTCGCCGGTAGCCCCGG